CTCTTTTATAAAAAAACTAAACGTTTTATCTTTATTTTCGTTTAGAATGATATTTATTAGTATATCGATATAACATTACACTAAAACCTTAAAACTATGGGATGCGGATGCAAGGGTGGTAAAAAAAATGTTGCAACAACAACTACCACCATAACAACAACACCTAATCAACCAACAACAACTGTACAAGTTCCAACTGTACAGCCAACAGGAAAATGATTAGTATTAAAAAATTAAACCCCTAGAAATGCGATTTTACTAGGGGTTATTAATTCTAATCCCAGCGGTTAATTGGGAGAATCTGTAATAGAAATGTTATTGGACCGATTTCCAAATTAGTCCACGATTTATTTTACTGATTGTTTCTTGGGCAATCATAAATTTATTAGCAATGGTTTTTTGTTTAACACCCTCAGAAAGCATTCTCTTTATTTCTAAGATATCTTCTTTTGATAATTTAGAATGGTTTATATCTTCACCGCATAGTTGAGAATGTCTGCCTTTATTCCAACCAGCTAGTAAATAATCATTTAGCTCTTCTTGCTTTATCTTTTTGTTTTCTTTATCTTTGGTTACCCAACAAGTACCGTATTGAGAATTTTCTCGACCTAAACCAGAATTCTTACTCGACTCACTCATCTTTTTCTTTGAGGAGTCTAAATGTTTCTTCCCCAACCAATTTAATTGCCAATCATTTTTACGTTCACCATTTTGGTACTCTCTTTTTCTAGCAGAAGAAATTTTTTGCGAAAATTCTAATCTAAAATTTTTATCTGATTGTAGTTTCTCTTTAAACGCTCGATTATGTTTTAAATTCCACCCAATACCGCCATCAACTATATTCATACACATCCTATCAACTAACATATCTGGTGTAATAGCTGTTATTTCAGCTTTAATCAATAACTCTCTTGAATCAAAGAACTCTAATATTTCTTTTATATGATTTTCAACCCCATATTTTCTTATTGAACGTCTTAATACTTTACCACTCCCCATATAACCATCTTTAAGGTTATATGTACTATGCATTCCGATATAATATCTACCCGTAACGAGGCATGTTGTTTTATACAAGTAGTGGATATTTGCTTTTTTTCTAGGCATATCTATATATTTCTATATAAATATGCGCTAGGTACAAAAAAGTCATCGTGGAGAATATCGGAATCGAACCGATGTGTTGAATACTCTTCAAAAGCTTTCTACATGTTTAGAACAGAACTTTCTAGTTCTTCTACCTATTCCAATGATTCGTGATGGTTATCGGACAAACCACAAAGTTGTTTAACGTCAAACTTAGAATGACGTGTTTGGTGGATTACCACCATCGCAATATTAGGCTACTGCAAGCTCTCCAGCGAAGCTGTAAACAGCCTCATCAAGGAAATTTTCTGATACGATTAAATCGTTGTCGTTTGTTTTTTGATAGACAGATTAAAGTGCTTTCCAATCTAGCACTACATGCTTACTAATTACGACTGTATCCAGTCAATACCATGTATTCCCCATAAATAAAAGAACTGTGATAATAAATATGCTATTTTTATCCGAAATACAAATATACGGCATTTCGGATAAAAATGCAACTTATTTTATAAGTTTTTCTTAGAACTTTCTTTTTCAGGTATTATTTTTTACCTTTTGGTTTTGTGGTAATAATATTATCAATTATACCATACTCCAAAGCCTCATCTGCCGATAACCAAAGGTCTCTTTCAGCATCCTTTAAAACTTGTTTTGGGTCCTTATTGGTGTATTCACCCAATAAGCCAAATAATAAGTCATTATATTTTTCCCCCTCGGCAATTGAGCGTCTAATGTCTTGAATATTACCTTCAGCACCTGTTGAAACTTGGTGTAGCATTACGCGGCTGAATCTTAATGAGTGACGCTTACCCCTTGTTCCAGCACCTAAAAGGATACTACCCATACTTGCGGCCATACCAGTATTAATGGTAACAATATCTGATGATACGTAATTCATAACATCAACAATTGAAAGTCCAGATTTTACACTTCCACCTGGTGTGTCTACGTGTAGTATTATATCATTTTTATCTAACGTATCCAAGAACATAAGTTGTGCTTGAACAACAGTGCTCATCCTGTCATTTACGGGGCCAGCAAGCCAAATAATTCTATCCATCATCATCCTTGAAAAGATATCCATCTGGGTAACATTTAATGGTCTTTCCTCAAGAATATATGGGGTTAAAGAAGCTTGTGGCCCATATAATTTTTCTTGTAATTGTTCCCAATGGTAAAAATCTGTTGATGAGACACCCATGTGTTTTGTTGCGTAATCTCTAAAGTCGTTTGTTAGGTTCATATTTCAGTTGTTATAAAAATAGGTGTATATTCCCCAACCCATGCTCCACGAATATTATAATCAAAATATTCATAGGCGTCTTCATATGACATTTCATCTCTAGTCATCATTATATTAATGATTTTTTCGACAGAATATGCCACAACTGGGCCAAGATTAATTCTTTCGGCAATACCGATTATTGCATCATCAAATCCATCACATAAAAGTGCTTCTGGATTGATTTCGGCTATCTCTTCTGGTGTCATTACTTATCGCTTTCAGCGGCTTCTTCTTCGGCTTGTGCGAAAAGGGCTTTTATTGACTCGTGTAATATTTTGTACGAATCGTAACCATACTTAAGAAGTAATAAAGAAAAGGTGATAACGTCAGGTTTAACAATAACGACCTTCCCTTTCTCAGCATCAAAATAAATTTGTGCGATTAATTCTTCTATTAACATTTCTTTTTGACTACTATCGAGTTTTTCAAAAATACTCTCATTTAAAAGGATTACAATATCCTCATTCGTCATATGCCTTAATAGGTCATTAGCTTTAATAACCTTACCAATTTCTTTTAATTGGTTGTTAGCTAAGATTTTGATGTTGACCTCTCTCAAGTTATCGATTTGGTCAACAAATCGAGTAAACAGTTCTTGGGTATCTTCGAATACCTCTTCAAATTTTGCCATAGTATATTGTGATTTTAATGTACAAATATACTAAAACAATTATTGAGTTGCAACTTTATCCCCAAGTTTTTTTAATTCAATTATTAAGTCCTTTTCCTCATCGGATATTTCGTTAGGTACAAATAAATCAATCTCAATTAACATATCACCACGAACATCAGAATTTAATGGTTTTAACCCTTTATTCTGAATCCTAAGAATTTTCCCAACTTTGGTTAATTCGGGTACTGATATTCTTATTTTTTTACCTTCAATTGTTGATACTTCAATTTTATCACCCAATATAAGTTGAGGATATGTTACCTTAAGGGTAGTTTTTAAGTCATCATTAATACGAACAAAATGTGGGTGTGATAATACAACAATTGTTATTATTAAATCACCAGCAATAGCATTTTTAGCCGCGTGTCCTTTACCCTGCATTATCATTCTCATTCCATCAATAACCCCAGCTGGTATACCTAAATCAACTAAATCCTCGATTGACTTAACACCAGTACCAATACAATCTATACATGTATTTTCATATGTCTCTCCATCACCAGAACAAGTTGGACAAGATTGAGTGTTTCTTATCTCACCGAAGGGTGTTCGAATTATTTCTAATATGAGACCAGACCCATGACATGTGGTGCAAGTTTTCGGTTCTGTACCACCTTTTCCATTACAAGTTGTACATGTATCGTTTCTTTGGTACTTATATTTCTTTGATGTTCCTGAGTAAACCTCTTCAAGTGTCAAGTTGATAACAAGGTTCATATTTTGGCCCCTATTAACTTGTTTCTCCCGATTATATCTTGTTCGCCGTATAAAGTCCTCCATTGGGTCGTAACCACCCGTATTTGAGCCTTGGTGGCCGTATAGGTCATACTTATGTCTTTTGTCTTTATCTGACAACACTTCGTATGCTTCTGCTATCTCTTTAAATGTATCGGCATCACCACCTTTATCTGGATGATTAATTTTACATAGCGACCTATATTGTTTCTTAACCCTTAATTTAAATTCTTCAAATGGCAGTTTTTTGTCTTCATCAGTTAACCCCAACAAATCATAATAATTTTTTTTCATTTTTTATTTTTTTTAACAAATCATCTAAAATATATCGAAATTTAGCTAAGGTTTGATTTCGATATATTTTAGATGATGTATCATTACCAATTTACGATATGATTTTTTAATATCGTCAAGTGAACAACTTTTATTTAAACCGAGAATTTCATAATAATCTCTTTTACCCATCTATTTATTTTTAGGCAAATATACATTAAATTTTAATAAAAAACAAATCTATTGACATATAGGGTGATTATAATAAAAAACGGTAAATACCAGAAAACGCTTCATAAATCAAAGAGGCGAGAGACAGCCTTTACAAATTATTGGAAATTAATCGATGAAAATCAAAAGGTTATTTTTCCTAAAAAATACTTAAATACAAAAAAAATTAAGTTGGTTGAATACAAAATTTGTGTTGTAAAATTAACTGAAAAGGGGGATGTGTTTAGGACAGTAAGAGATGATTTTGGGAGGACATATGTTGAAAAACCAATTGGTGATTGGACGATACTTGATTCATCTACCTACCAAATTGAAGAACGTTTTTGGGTGTTTGGATTGGACCCTAAGGCTGATAGGCCAACAATAAAGGAAGTTATTAGAAGACTTGTATCTGGGGCATATAAAAAGAATATGACCAAACAAGTGATTGTAGTTAATAATAAATTATTAATTTATAATGAAGAACAGTTTGATATGGTTATTTGTAAATGTAAGAATGATGCTCAAAGGTTACACCATACTCTAGCAAAAACTGCAAGTAAACAGAAAATAAAAAGTCTGCTGTTTATGGGTACAGCTACCCCAGCAACAGCAAACCGTTTATATGATGTTATTCAAGAAAATACTGGTTGGTCATACACAAAAATATGGAGAACAACAACTAGACCTTAGCTCTTATCCACATTATCATCTGTATTTTCAGGTTGATTGTCAATTTCGTCCCCAACGCCAAATTGTTTTGAGATATCCTCAATTATCTTAATCACCTTATCCATTTCAACTTTTGGTACAACGACAGGGTTTATACATTCGACTCTCTCTTCACCATCAGTAGGCATAAAAAGTGCAATAGCATTCATTTCTTTATAATTAATCATTTGATTAATTGATTCGGCAAAAGGTCTAAGGATTTCAGAATTTTGCATCATTTCACGGTCTAAATAAAAGACCAGAACAAGCGGGTGTTGTTTTGTTTCACTCATGTTTAATTTTTTTCTATTATGTTTATATTTGTTTGCCAAGCAAACCTGTTATAATAACGTAGCACAGCTAAATCTTTTTCTTCATTCCCAAATGCTGTAACAGCTTCAACTGGCGTATCGTCAACCATTAAATACACAATATATTCGAGAATTATCTTATTCTTGTGGTTTTTACTTTTGTATTCATCAATTTTCTTTATCAAAATATGCATGGTTATCAAATTATACACAAAACTATAATTTTTTACCGATAATGTAAATAGTAAATAAAAAACCTACATTTCTGTAGGTTTTTAAAATACTTTAAACTTGTATTCAAGATGTGGGAGCATTTACTTCTAACTCAGTGATGAAGGTTATTTCTGCGTTGACAAGGCCCATTTAATTTTGACCAAATCATTAAAGGTAGAAACAATACTAAAAGACCTACGTTTTCTGTTTTAGCAATTGAAGTTTTTAATTTGCGGCATACACCTTTTTTAATACAAATTAAAGTATTTTTTTAAATCGTTACTGACGCATAACGTTCGCTGTTTATCACAGTAAACATCATACTAAGTGGTGATATATCTTTACCAGCTAATAAACTAGTAAGCAATGACGGGCTGAACCCAGATACCAATGCTGTACCTTGTTTATCAAACTTTACAGGGAAATTATCATTCCTTGCGCTTAGATTCCAATAAACAACTTTTGGCATTTTGTACCCCGCGTTGGCATACATACCCTCAATCATTTCTTGGGCTGTTGGGTTCCAAGAGTTACCGCTTCTACCCCATCCACCACCAGATGTAGCAGAATTAAATTCCATATCTGATAAAATCAGAATCATGGTTGGCATTTCAGACTGGGCAACATTTGATTCCTTAGCTTTAGTCAAAATTAATCTGAACACGGCTTCAAGGTCTGTTGACATCCCCCATTCAGACCTAGCTAATTGATTATACCTTTCGCTTAATGAACCCTTAAGGTATTGTAAGTTAGGATTGTTTGAAAACGTAATGAACGCATCTTTGAATGGTCCTTCGTTTCTTTCTGAAATGTATAATCCTAATGAGATAGATACATCCATACAACTTACATTCTTATTACCACCAGCTGGGGTGTTCATAGAACCAGATACGTCAACCACAGGTAACAACATTTCATTGTTTTCCGTCATATAGTTAGGTAGTGCTTTCCATTGTGCGTCGGCACCTCTAGCGCTACCAAGCTTCATGTTCTTAGTAACATCATATGGATATATTGCCCCAGCATTAATCTTAGTTTCACCTTTTTCAAGTGAAGTCAAGTATGCTTGAAACCTATTAAGGTCATTCTTTGAAAATGCCTTCATGTAATCGGACATAGCCTTTGATGGCAATTTAGAATACTCAATAGCTTCCCAGTTTTTAGAACACATTAATTGTTCTACAGTATTAGACAAGCTAACAAGTAACTTTCTATATTCTTTAGGTGTTAACCCCAAATATTTTCTAAGAGCGGTAGCTTGACGCTTACTTTCTCTATTACCACCGTTTGGACGTGGCATCCACTTAGCGCAAAGGGATGATGTCATCATTTTTTCATTTAATAATGACTTTAATTTTGTCTTAAAAGTTGTATTTTTCATAATTTCAACATATTTATTTTAATAACGGCATCCACTTAAATTATTTAAAATGGAAACAATACCATACACTTATAAACTTATTTTTAAACCAACTGGTCAATATTATTATGGCGTTAGATATGCAAAAAATTGTAACCCGAACGATTTATGGGATAAATATTTTTCGTCATCTAAGCATATTCACAATCTAATAAAAAAATTTGGTCTTAGCTCCTTTACCGTAAAAATAACAAAAACTTTTACAAACAAAGAAGGCGCTATTAATTATGAACACGCCATATTAAACAGAGTTAATGCCCACAGAAACGGTAAATTCATTAATAAAACGATTTCTAAAGCAATACCCTCAAATGAAGGTTTAATTGTTATCAACCACATTAAATTAGCGTTTGAGACTTTTCACGACCCAAAATTACCAATACCTGATGGTTGGGAAAGGGGTTTTTCAAAATCACATAAAAAATCACAATCCATAATTCGAAAAGGTAAACCAGCTCATAATAAGGGTAAAAAGAGTAAATCAACAGGTCCATGTTCCGAATCAAGAAAACTAGCAATTAGTAACGCTAGAAAATTAACACCAAAAATTACTTGTCTACATTGTAATAAAGAATTTGATGGTGGGAATTTTAAAAGATTTCATGGTGAAAACTGTAAATTAAACCCCAAAATTAACCCAAATATTTTAAAAGAACGTTCAAAGGTAAATCAAAAATCATACGAAACACAAATAATTAAAAAAACGTTTAATTATTTTAAGAAGAAAATTGATTAAATAATTTTTCACATTCTTCTTCGGTCAACGAATCAATATTTGATAAAATCTCCTTCGCTATTTTTCCGTCGTTAAGACCTTTCTTAATGATTTCAAACGCTTGATTTTCAAGCCTTGTACCTACAAGCGTAAGAAGGTCATCCCAACGGCCATATTCTGGAAATAAAGAAAGGTTTTTAGCCAAAGACTCAGTCTTTGTTTCGGCAAGATATGCGACGATATCTTTGAAGATTTGTCTTTCTCCAGCACCGCCTCTAACGTCACGGGCCCAGAATAAAAGCTTCATCGCAGTTAAGGCATCTTCATTATAAGCTTTAACAAACGTGTTAATAAGACGTTGCTTATCTTGGCCACGCATAGCACCAATCTGGAAGAACAAGTTTACACAACTGTCTAAAGATGATGAGTTTGTTGCCATACCATTTTCTGTGTATGTGTCCTTTGTCTGTAAAGCGTTTAATAATGTGCTCATAAAAAAATTTTAAAATTAAAAAGTTTGGATTTACTTATAGGATTACAAATATACGAATTAATTTAAGATTTTGCAACTTTTTTTCTATTTTTTTTTACAGATTTATATTTTATGTGCATTAAGTCGATTGTTTTTACCTTAACCAATATATCTTTTCGCCCCTTACGCTGAAAAAAAACATATGGGTCTTTAACATTTTTAGGTTCAATATCTTTGATTGTTTCCTTTGTATACCCCATTTTTTTTTCTAAAAATCGTCTCAATTTCAATGTTCCAACCAATATAAAATAATTTTCCGTTTCAAATGCTATTATATCGGAATCACCATATAGCCACCCAGTATCACCATTAACATTTTGAATTTCTACCCAATTGATATTTTCATTTGGGAATGGGTCAAATCTATCATCGTTTTTAATACCCTTAATATCAACCTTCACAATATTATCATCTACTTCAACCATTACATCCCAATGTTCAAAAATATCTTCTTTTTTAGTTGCCCTTCTAACCAAAGGATAAATCATTATAAATTTTTCTTCCGCTTCGCAACCCTGTTTTACTTGTTCATCATTTTTTGCCATACTAATCCCACCATCGCTCTATATGTTCTTCCATTATTTTAAATAGAAGCCTTATCGCCCGTTGATGATTAATCTGAGCTATATTCATGGCAATTCTTTTCTTATCCTCTATTGCCTTTGGTTCACCATCAATTGTTAGTTTTTTATAAATTCTAGGATATTGCTTAAAATATTCATCAAATTTTTCCCAATTCATTGTTGAGGTTATTTCATAACCCCTAGTATATTCACTGGGAACAAAACTTATATCACGGGAGAAATAATCAATATATTCCATCACATAATCCTCATCTCTGATTTTTTTAATCAGCCTCGCACAAATCAACAAATTTCTAGAATCCTGTTCAATATTGACGTGATGCCCATAATGTTTAATATGGTAGCTTTGGTTCCTTAATTTACGTTCAAGAATATCCCAAATATACGCTTGGTCCCAATCTCTATCTTTCCATATAATTGGTAGCCATCGAATTAGATTCTTAACACCATATTGAATGTCTCTAAATAGAAATCTAGCTTTCCAGCGCCACCATCGTTTAATTTTATGTATCATTTTATTTTTTTAAATCTTATTAGAATTCCTTCTATTTCAATTTCAAATACGTCCGCTGGTACAAAGATAACACCTTGTTTTAATTTATAAAACAATTCTTCATTCATTTGAATGTGAACATTTTCAGGTAATTCATATTCCAATACCAAACCATTCTTTTCAATGTTTGAATTGTCAACGATTTCTGATACAGTTCTAATTAATATTTCATATGTCATATTAGAATTTGGTAAATATTTTTTTAATTAACATTTTTAACTTATAGTGCCATGGCCGTTTAATTAATGTAACCTTCCCACCTTGTTCCTTTATTTCCTCACCAAGGCCATTTTTAATTTCATCAATCAATTGGGTCTTTTTTAATTTATTTGTAAATTCAGACATTTCTCGCTCTCTTTCAGCAAGTTCAAGTTCTTTTGCTAATATTGGGTCTGTTATTTTCATACGTTGTTACAAATATACAAAATAGTATTGATTTTTTCAAGTTTTTTATTAATTTTAAATAAAAACATGAGTATATTGGTATTTTTACTTATCTCATATGGTGCCTGTAATAACATAATATTCGGCTCTATATTTGAATGGTTTAGAGAATTTCTAGCTAAATTTGGTACGGGTGGTTATAGCTTGTATAAGCTATTTACCTGTTTTATGTGCTAAAATTTTAAAAATAACACCATTTATCTCTGTTTTCTTTTGCCCATAATGGTTGTAAATTGCTTAGCGCATTAACTATGCGTGGCAGTGTTTCTTTATGAAAGCTAATAACTGGTTTAATATGGTCAATGTGCCACTCACCATGATTATCCCACGTCATACCCTCGGTAAATAACGATTCAATATGATTTTTTAAATCTAAAGCCGAATAACCCAATAAATCTATTGTATGACCTTCTTTAGTTTGTCCCATACGTTTTAACGATGATTTTAAAACTGTTCTCCAAGCTTGTAAATGAGGATTACGTTTATAATAATCTCTTGATTGTTTATTCTTTAATTCTTTATTTCTTTATTTTCTTGTCTATATATTTTATCATATTCTTGACGTTTTTCTTTATTTTTATCTGAATATTTTTTTAGCCATTTTTTAATTTTATCAGGGTTATTTTCTCTAAATCGTTTATTTCTTTCAACACTAGTAGAATTACCATTTATTCTATTATTTTTTTCAATATTTGATTGACATATTTTACACACAGACATCACACCAAATTTACCTTTTGGTTGCTTTCTAAAATTTGAAATTTCTTTCTCATTAAGACATTTAGTACATTTTTTTATTTGTTCTGGGTTACCCATAATTTCATATAATTTTCAATAAATTGTGATTTATTAATTGCTTTTATTTTAGCCATTTCATTAAACGCTTTTAATACCTTAACATCAATATTAAAATTTACTTTTTGTTTTAGTTTTTCTTCCATTTTATTCTTTTTTATATAAATATGTAGAAAACTTAAAAAAGTTAAAAACTATAGATAATATTTACAATTATTGTTTTTTAAGTATAATTAATCAAAACTTACATTTATGAAAACAATAATTTTTATTTTTTTAGCATATGGGATAACAAATATTATTGTTTTTGGTAGCATATTTGAATCTTGGCGTAATTTTTGGGTAAAAACTAACCCTAAATTCTTTGGTAAATTATTTACATGCCCATTATGTTTATCAACTTGGGTAGGGGGTGTTTTATCGATAATATTTACCCATTTTAGTTATCAAACACCGTTTACTGAATATGGTGTTAATTTTTTACCGTTATTAATATTTTTAGATGCTTGTTTTACTAGCGGGTGTGTATGGCTAATACACACCATACAAGAATATTTTGAAAAATAAGTACTTGGATGGGGTTTGCGATTTCAGCAATTTTATTGGTCTCTGGTATTCCTACCCCAATTCATATATCAAATCCGTTGTTATGTATCTTCTTTCATGGTTTGCTATCAACAGGTGGGGTATGGATAATACATAATTTTGAAGAAATGTTAGAACGCGCATTTAAAAATGAAACCCAAGATTAATCTTGGGTTCTTTTATAAATCTTTCTTTTCGATACATTTTGAACAAGCTTCATCTGGTCCGCAATCACATTCAAATGAATCATCAATAGTATTTTGAATTGTTTTCTTTGGTGGTAATTCAATCGTTTGTGAGATTTTCTTTATTTGGCTATTTTTGGTTGTTGATTCTTTCATCTTTCGATAGTTTTCAGCCCTAGCTTCCTCTGCCATCATTTCTGTTTCATCATCTTCATATTCTTCTTGATTTCCCGACAATAGGTCTTTTGCTTTATCGACTTGTTCATGATTATCAAAGGGTACATATTCTGTATCTGAAATACTTGGAGAAATAAATGTTGAGGGCGGGGTCTCTAGTTCATCTGTTAAATCAAAATCCTGTAACTCAGGAACCAAATCTTCATCATTGAAAGAAAATTTTAACCGTTTTAATTTGACCAACGGTGTTCTTTTAAATAATTCTTTTAATTCATTTACCCTTTCTTTTAAAAGTTCGTGTTTCTTTTCCCTCTCAACATTTGCTTTAATAACCAAATCAACATATTCTAATAATTCATCTAACCCAGTGCCTTCTTTCTCGCTGAAAAGCATATAATAGTTTAATCCCTCATCACCTTTAACTTTTTTTATTGCCTCAGATTCTGGGAGTGTCCACCCTTCTTTAAAAATCACATCAACAACAGGATATCCTTCTAGGTATCGAATACCTATCACATATGGTTGTAATGCATCTAAAGCTTTTTGTAAATTTGCCATTGAAATATTAAATTTTAATTCCTGTAAAAATACTTGCTAATATATATGCTATTGATATGCCTAACAACATTAAAGATTTTGTCGTTACTTTATATTTTAATGGTTGTTCTTGCGTTGAAGTAAACCATGTTTGTATAAAATAATACATATGTCTTGTTGTGTTAAGCGAAGACATAAAGAATAAAATCATTAATATTTTATTTATAATATCAACCCACATACTTAGGCTTTTTTATCTTCAGAATTTTTTTCTGAAACCTGTTTTCTTATTTCTTGTGCAAGAGCTTTAACATCTTGTAATGTTTTTCTGATTCTCACCCCAGCAGCTTTGTTGTTTTTGTCATAAAATTTGGTAACATCTTCTTTCATTGATGCTACCAGCTGTTCTAATTCTGTAAATTTATCCATTTTCGTTTTTATTTTGTTGTGTGTTATTTGGTGTTGAAATTAACGTTTGAAACTTAGCAACAGCTAAATCATTAATTGCTAATAATTTAAGTGTTTCCTTAATTTTAGAAACCTTTATATCAATAACTTCTGATGAATTAATAACGTTTTCAAGTGTTTCTTGAAGTTTAATATTTTCAAGCGTTAAATCGGATAATATTATATTGATAATTCTTTGTGAATCCATGTGAGTAATTTACTAAAACATTTTATAAAATCAAGTAAAAGTCGTTTTTTATTCAAAAATTGTCCCAACCTCAAATAATTTATATACTTCTATGAGGGTATCAACATCGGATTTGCTTTTATTATTGTTATAATCGAGGATATATTTCCAGAGTTTTAGAATATTATCATTTGCTTGCTCAACTTCTGTTTTTGGTACAGTATAAAAGACTTGAAACATAAAATCGTAAAAATATTTATAAAGTTTTTGACTATTAACGGATATTCCCTCTAATTTAAAATTGGCAACATTTTTATTCCAACACCATTTAAAATGGTTTTTCTGGTCTAATACTGTTGTTATTTCGTCACCTAAATATGTATTGAAAATAAGACTAATTAGCGATTGTACAAAATCACTATATAATTCGCATTTTTCATGCTTTATATTATGCGCAGCATAAAGAACCAAGATACTTTCTTTACTCATTGGTTTGTTAATGTAGTTTAATAATCCTACTCCTTTATCATTACTTATCATATTACAAGTATAATAGTGAAACAAAAAAAATCAATATTGTAATTATTGTAAATAAATATTAATAAATGTAAAACCCCAGACATTCTGGGGTTTTAATTATCTTCCTTGTCCACGATAGTTTTTTTCCTTTTTATCGTGTTTATTTGTTGATTTTTTTGCTTTTCCTATACTCTTTTTTCCAAAAGTAACCTTGTTTGTAGTTGTTGTACCACCCTTACCTTTACCCATATTAATTAAATTTATTTACGCAATTTCTTAAGCCCTTCGTTTATATCGTTTCTCACCAATTCCATTAATTCATCATCCATCGCTGGAACCATTGCAGCTTTTTCTGCTCTGATTTTTTGTAATGCAATTTGTGGGTGTTTTTTAGCCAATTCTAAATATTGTGGTGGTACTTCTTCAGATGAAATTCCTTTACCATCAACACCTCTTACAACTAAACTTGGTTGGCCGCTTAGTGCGCTATAAAGTAGTTTAACATCCACATCTGATACTGTTTGTATATCAATATCGTCATCATTTGTGT